AGGTACAGCTGATGAAGTCTAGGCTAAACAAAAAGCCTAAACACAAAGAACTAGAAGTCGAAATCAAGATTCTTTGGTTTAAGCTTAAGATTCACTACTCAATAGAGTGGTGAGGATAATTAGAGGGCTAAGAAGCCCTCTCCCCCTAACGGGGTAAGTTTAGTTTAGCACATTGGCTGTATCTCCGCAAGAATGAAAGGAGAGGTTATGAGTGAACGAAATGAAAAGTTTATCGGAGTGTTAAAAGAAATGCACATGAAAATTTTGCGAGACTTCACAAACGAAGAAGACCCCTTAACAAGGTGCGAGCTTGCTAAAGGGTTCCTCGAAATTGGTGACTATTTATCCAAACAATGACTCGCCACGCTCAAGAGCTTCGGCTATAACTTTACCATTATTGATTTGTTCTTGCTTTTCGGCTTCAACGAAAGGTAAATTATGTTGCTTAATAGCTTCCACAGAGTCTTCGTAAAGTTTGATTTTATCTTCGATAGACAAAGTAGGGCTAGAAGAAGCGACAATAGCGAGAGCTAAATCTTTTGAATTAGAAATTTTCATTAGCTTATCCTCCTTTCCACTAGGATAAGTTGATTATAACATTTTTAGGAGGTACAAAATGAATTGGAAAAAACTAATGTTTGGCGATCTAGAACACACGTTTACTAGTCGTGATGGCAAGGAAAAAACAAGCGTTGAATTTGAAGGTGGCGTATTACCAGCGTTGTTAGTGCTAGGTGGTATCACTTGGCTGATCACTTGGTTTATTACAAAATAAAAACTCCCAAGCGGGAGTGGAAAGGAGGAACGATATGAACGAACTAGAAAGAACAGCCCTCAATGAAATCATGAGGACAGTGACCTATATAGCGGAGAAGCTGGATAAAATTGATTCTAAGATTTCTTTGGACGATTCACAAATTCATGAGCATCAATAATGGTAAGTTGATATTCGAGAAAACGAATGGTGGCTTTTAAGAATTTTTTTAAGTCTTGTAAATCTTGGTCTGTGTGTTTGCGGACGTAATGAGTTTCATCGTTTCCTAACCAAGTTGTCGCTCTTGCCAAAGAAAGTAAGCTTGGCTCCTGAATATAGTTTGTGATGACTTTCCCAAGTTGCTTTTCTTGTATGTCTTCCTTGTTGTCAGGGTTGGTTAAAATCAGAAAGTCTTTTAGGAAAAATTCGAGGGCTTTTCTTAGACCAATTCCTACAAGAGTATCGTAACCATCTATTTCTGCTTGAATAGCTTGGATATATGTCCGTGTACCCTGAGCAGATAATGATTGTAGTTCTTTTGGTAAATCAGTTGGAATTTCTCTATATTGATGCCAATGCTTTGGCCATGCACTGGCATAGTCAGAATCGTAGTCAAAAGAGTCTACCCATGCATGTTTACAAGCATTGCAAAATAAAGTTAGAAAAAGAATGTGAGAAGAATCATCTTTGTAGAACGAAGTATCTTTCACTATAGGCTCGATACCTCTTCCGCAATTTGGGCAGATGTCTGTAACAGATACATTTACATAGGCATTTCCCCAGTCACTATATTTTGCTTTTACTAACATATTTTTCTCCAATCATTTTATTTAAATTATACCACAGAAAATTTTAAAGCTATGTTGTTTTGGATAATTCCAAATTAGAAAGGAGGTGGGGGAATGACTAAAATGACACTAAGAGCGTTACGCGTTAACTATAGCCTTAGCGCAAAAGAAGTAGCACAAGAACTTGGTATTCATCAACAAACTTTACTAAAATACGAAATTGATAGTACAGACATCCCGTTTAGTTTATTAAATGAATTGGCAAATTATTACAATATTGATGTAAATAATATTTTTTTAGGTAAAAAATTCGTTTTAAAACAAATATTCCAAAACAACCGCCTACAAAACTAGAAAGGAAAACAATATGAAAGAAACACAAAACAAATTCTTAGAACTAATGCAAACAATATTAGACGAAATAAAAACCCCTGAAAATGACTACTCAGCACACACTCTCAATACGTGCTTAAGTCATTTGACAGAGGCTTACAAAGATTACTTAGACATTCTGCATCATAATTCAGATAAAAATCGTTTGTAATATTCTTTGTATTTTGTGATTTGGGTAAAACTTACACGATGATATTTTTCTTGAGAAAATTCAGCAGTCATCATAGCAATAGCCAAATCATGAGCAATTTGTTCTTTTGAAATCATAACCTATCCTCCTTCTCATAATTTTTGAATACAACGGTGAGAGGTCATATTTAGATAGCAAAAAAGTCCGACGGGAAACGGACTCAAAACAAATTTTAATTTACTTAATTATAACATAAGAGAGAGGGAAAAACTATGGCCATTGAAATATTTGGACCTGAGTTTAGAAAAAAACTGCTTGAAGATTTAATCGCTCTAAATATGGAAGCGATAAAAATAGCGCAGACCAAAAACGCCAAGTCTATTGAATGGATAACCATGAAGCGGCTAGAAAAAGAAACTGGATGGGGGCGAACTAAATTGACCCAGTGGAGAGAACAAGGGAAATTTAACTTTAAAAGGTCATCAGAAAACGGGAAAGTACTATATGACCTAGCAGATGTTAATAGATTTTTACGGACCAGTGGATATGAAAAAGGAGAAACAACATGAAACTATTAGATTTTATTTTTGCAAAACCAAAAAAACAGGAAAAATCAAAATGGACGATTGAAAACAACGGTTGGGAAGCTAATGCACGTAGATATAACCAAAAGCACGGTTTACCTGCTAAACAAATTTAGTAGGAGACGCATAACATGAACAGAATAAAAGAGTTGCGCAAAGAAAAAGGCTTGACTCAGCAAGATCTTGCAGAAGAAATATACGTGCATTACAGGACGATCCAACGCTGGGAAAATGAACACAAAATAGCGCTTGATCAAGCGCAATTACTAGCAGATTATTTTGATGTATCAGTTGCTTACTTACTCGGATATAGCGATACTACAAAAGATAACAAAGATTTTATCACAATATCTGTCAAAGAGTACAATGAGCTTAAAAACCGATCAGATGTTTTAGATGGAATTATTGAGACGTTAAAAGATAAGAAATGTGAAAGCTATTTTTGAAGAAGGGAGATAAATGGCAGATAACAAAAAGTATTACTACTTAAAATTAAAGGAAAATTTCTTTGAAAGTGATGAAGCAATCATTTTAGAAAGTATGCCTGACGGCTATATCTATAGCAATATTTTGCTCAAGTTATATCTAAGAAGTTTGAAAAATGATGGCTTATTAATGTTTAACAATCTTATTCCTTACAACGCACAAATGCTTGCCACAATTACAAGGCATCAGATTGGCACTGTCGAAAAGGCTATTCAAATTTTTAGAGACCTACAGTTAATCGAAATTCTCGATAACGGTGCGATATATATGACAAATATTCAAAATTTTGTTGGTAAATCAAGCACAGATGCTGACAGAAAAAGAATTGAATATGCAAAGGCTAAACAACTTGGACAAATCTCCATGAAATGTGCGGAGAAATCTCCACCAGAGATAGAGATAGAGTTAGATAAAGAGAGAGAGTTAGATAAAGAGAAAGAATATAATGTCGAGCAAAGCACGACTGAATATAATTTCCCAAGTTGGCTTGAATCTGAATATGTCGAACAAGTCAAAAAAGGTAATCCTAAGAATTTTGATTACAGAATTCCGATAGCATATCTAAATCAAAAGACGAATTCTAACTATAAGTTTGTTGATAGTAACACTAATCTTGTTAAGTCGAGGTTAAAAGATAAGTACACGCTAGATGATTTTAAAATTGTAATAGACAAAAAAACTGCTGAATGGGGTAAAGATGCTGGTTGGAGCAAGTATCTTAGGCCATCAACGTTATTTAACGCTAGCAAGTTTGAGAGTTATCTTAATCAGCCAGAAGTTGCTAAAAGTGATTATTACCAGAAGCAGCAAGGACAACGATTTTCGCAAGCTGAGTTAGACGAGCTTAAAAAACCAGATCCGAAATATGGGTTTTAGGAGGTATCTATGGCTTTTGGTTTAATGACGAGAGAAAGCATGCTTGCTAGTGGCGTTATTAGAGATACTGGAAAAACATGCGAAAAGCACGAGATGCCAATTTATGCTAGGAAAATGCCAAATCATGGCAATAGAGAAACAGAATTTTGTTGGCAATGTACAACAGAGTATATCCAAACGAAAAGTAATGCGGTTGACATTGCGTACAACAACCAGTCGTTGCTAGCTAAGGGTTATAACGTGTTTTATAAAGAGAGCGTTTTATCAAAGGAAATTGCTAGTGCTACGTTGAAAAACTACAAGGAACATAGTGCTGTAGATACACAAGCACTAAACTATGCCAAACGAATCACCAGAGATTATGTTAAAGGAATGGAAGGTAACTCCCTCTTACAAGGACCTCCAGGAGTTGGCAAGAGCCACTTGTCTATGAGTATTGCTAAAAATATTAACGAGATGTTTAAATCTTACAATCAATCAAAGAGTGTGATATTTGTTTCAGTACCTTTGTTGTCCGCATTAGTCAAAGATACATTTGATTATGACGATAAAAAAAATAGCAAATATTCGCAAGAAAGAATGTCAAAGCTTCTCATCAATTGTGATTATCTGATACTTGATGACTTAGGCAAGGAGTCAACCACAGGTAACACCATTAAATCTGCTAGCGGTTGGGCATATACGTTTTTATTTAATATTTTGGATAATCGGACAAATACTATCATTAATACAAATTTTAGTAGAGCTGAGCTTATGAAAATTTACGATGCTGCTTTTGTCGATCGCATAATCAAAGGTGCAAAAAACAATATTTTTAAATATCCAGATAATGCAGAAAGTAAGAGGTTCTGATGGAATTGACACTAACAACATTTTTCGGGCTATCTGAGGAACATGCGGCAAAAATCATGGCATTAGATGAAGATGTTCGAACAAAGAAAATTGAAGAATTAAGAGCATGGAGAGAGTGCTCAAAAATCACGTTTTGAAGGGGGAATTATGGGATTACTAAATCATTTAACAGACTTAGAAAAGCGAGTGTTTTGCTTTATCCCCATTGGGGCAGAGCGAAAAGTGTCTAATCAAGACATCCAGAAAGCTTTTGGGATATCCGACAGAGATGTCAGACAGACAATCTATGATTTAGTCCAAAAGGGTATACCCGTTGTCGCTAGCAAAAAGAAGCACGGCGGATATTTTATCGCCACCACAGAAGAGGAGCGTCAAGAAGGGCTTAGAGCTAATAAAAGTCAAGTTAATTCAGAAGTGAAACGAATTAAAGCAGTTGAAGGTGTTGATCTAGATGAATTCGTAAAAATAGCTAACGAGGTGCGAAATGGTTGGAATCAGAATTAACGGTGAGCTCGTAACCTTTGACAGCAATTTTAGAGATGCGCTTATCTTTACGATTGACTGTCTTAGAGGCAGCGATGAACCTACGCTAAAGCGGACGTACAAAGAATTTAAAGACTACACAGACGAAGACCTGATGGATTATATCGAAACAGAATTTGATGTACGTTCAGAGCTAATCGTTAATCGCAAGATTGACAGCAAGTGGTCCACTAAACAACACATTTTGGATGATTAAAATGCAGAAAGAGGAAATAACATGGCTTATTTATATGAACTTGAGGGAATCGCCGCTTATCTGGAAAGTTTAGATTTAGACGACGAAACCTTTCAAAATACGCTTGACAGCATTGATTTTCAATCAGACTTAGAAAATAACATTGAGTATTTTGTCAAAATGTTAAAAAATGCTCAAGCTGACGTCGAAATGTATAAAGCCGAAAAAGAAGCTTTTTACAAAAAGCAAAAGCAAGCAGAAGCAAAAGTGGAAAAATACAAAGAGACAATCAGGCGTGCAATGGAATTGAGCCAAAAGAAAAAAGTTGACGCTGGAATGTTTAAGGTGTCTTTGCGAAAAAGCAAAAAAGTAGAGATTTTGGACGAAACAAAAATTCCTCTTGATTACATGCAAGAAAAAATTGAATACAAACCAATGAAATCTGAGATCTCGAAAGCTTTGAAATCTGGAATTGATATATCTGGAGTTGAACTAATCGAAACAGAAAGTTTGCAGGTGAAGTAAATGACCATGACTTTTGCAGAATTGCAGACAAAAATGCAAATAACAAAAACGACAAAACAAGGCGTTAAATATACATTTCGCAATGCAGAAGATATTTTCACACACTTTAAAACGCTAAATAGTGGGTGGGAGTTAACGGTATCTGACGAGTTAGTGGAATTGATTGGTAGAATTTTTATCAAAGCAACAGCAACGGCTAGAATCGGCGATGAACAACACCAAGCAACAAGATATGCTGAATTAGACAGCGTTCCTGTTTTAAATACTAAAGACTACAAAACAGGAGAACCTAAACAGGTGCAACAAATGCAAGTCCCACAATGGACCGGTGCAGTGAGTTCGTACGCAGGCAAGTATGCCTTGCAAGGATTGTTTGGCATAGGGGAGGAGGATGTAGATGCGATTGTTACAGAAGATACGCAACGCAAAGAACAAAAAAACTCCCAACCGACAACCTTTAAAACTCCTAAAATCAGCAATATCCAAGTAGAGACTTATAAATCTGATTTAAGCGATATTGCAAAAGCCACAAATCAAAATGTCGAAGAGCTAACAAAATGGCTAACAGATACCTTAAAAGTTAAATCACTGGAAGATTTACGCACAGAACAGATTGTATCGACTGATGATTTGATTAATAAATTAAAAAAGAGAGCAGGGCAAAAAAATGATTAACAACATTGTGCTAGTTGGTCGCATGACCAAGGACGCAGAGCTTCGCTATACAGCGAGTCAAGTAGCTGTAGCTACGTTCACACTTGCGGTAAGCCGCAGATTTAAAGAGCAAAACGGGGAGAGAGAAGCAGATTTCATTAACTGTGTTATCTGGCGACAGTCTGCTGAAAATTTAGCCAACTGGGCTAAAAAAGGTGCTTTGATCGGAGTTACGGGTCGTATTCAGACACGTAACTACGAAAACCAACAAGGACAACGTGTCTATGTGACGGAAGTTGTTGCAGAGAACTTCCAAATGTTGGAAAGTCGAAATAGCCAGCAACAATCTGATCAAGGGAACTCCTCGCAGAACGATAACAGCCAATCATTTGGTAATAGCTCACCGATGGACATTTCAGATGATATGTTGCCTTTCTAGGAGGAAGTTCTCATGGAGCAAAAAAAGCGTAGACAAAGGATATACGCTGTTTACGATGACGACGTTTTTGTTGACATTGGCACAAAACATGAGCTAGCAGAGAGACTTGGCATTTTAGCTGACTCTGTTACATTTATCGCATCGCCAGCATATAAAAAAAGAAGACCTAATGGAAGACATGCCGTATTTATTGGATATGAGGACGAATTGGAGGAGTAGTGGTCAAATTTACAATACCAGTAGAACCAAAACCTCAAAAGCGACCACGCTTTAGCAGATGGAGTGGAGCTTACGAGGATGGAGATATGATGGCATGGCGGAAGCAGGTCACAGACTATGTTAAAAACAATTACGAAGGGCCTTATTTTGACGACGGTTTAAAAGTTGATGTTACTTTTTATCTAAAAGCACCAGAATTGGTGTCTAAAAAGCCGTCAGAGCGTGCCAGAGATAAGACTAAACAAAAGTATCAGGATTATATAAATGAGCTCTTATATGTGCCGAAAAAACCAGATTTAGACAATCTTGAAAAAGCAGTCTATGACAGCATATCAAAATCAGAGGTTGTGTGGACAGATGACAACATCATTGTCGAGCACACTACACGTAAGCTGTATAGCCCAAATCCCAGAATCGAGGTAAAAATAAACGAATTATGACACTAGTAGATGATTTTTACAAACAAATGGAGCCGTCAATTAAAGCGTTTTTAGACGATAACATTACCATCGCAGACAAAGAAGAAGCTGACAGAGTCTATAGATCTGTCAAATACTATAAAAAACTAAACAGATTGCCGCCACCTGATGTATTGGAGTGGTTCCAACGAATCTACACGACAGAGGAAATGATAATGTTAATCAAGCAGTCTTACCGCCTTAAACAAAAAAAGACAGATGAGGATGACAAGATTTACGAAAAGTGGATGTTTAAAAACTACGGTGACGTTAAGCTCGTTAAAAAAATCAAACGCATAAACGCATTAGCTAAGGCTCGGGAGATGGGTCTATGAAAAGACACAGACAGTGGCATAACGATATTAAATATACACCTAGATCTTACGATAATCTGTTGCCTTACGATATATCAGAGCTGTTAATAGCTCACAGATGCAAAATAAAGATGTCTGATGACGTTTTAGCAGATAAGATAGGCATTTATACTTGGCAATTAAAAGCGCTCTTAGAACGCAGAATATTGCCAAATGAGAGCGAGTGTAAATTGATTATAAATTTTTTGAGAGAGGTGGAGAGATGCTGACGGAAGATACGTTTAAAAAAATTGAGGAGCTTGAAGCTGCTTGTCAGGATACGACAGATAACATTAAAAAACCATCACACTATCAAGGCAGGCATGGCATGGAAGCAATCGATGTGGTTAAAAACTTTTCAGCTTGTCCAGAGCACGAGGAAGGTTTTTACTGGGGCAATGCTGTTAAGTATTTGCTACGATATCATGCTAAAAATGGCATTGAAGACCTCAAAAAAGCAAGGCAGAACCTTGATTGGTTAATCGAAAAGTTGGAGGAAGTGGAATGATACCGAAATTTAGAGCGTTTAACCAAAAGATCCAAAAAATGTATGGTGTTGATGGCTTTACCAATCGACTATGCAAACAGAGCATTAGCAAAAGAGGAAATACTTGATGAACTTGTTGAAAGAGAAATTGTAGATGTAGATCTGTTAATAGAGCTTGCAGAAGATAATCCGTTTTGGATGAGTGCATTGAATTTTAAGCGAGGTACAAAATGAACACTAACGAAAAAGTAATCGATACTATATGTCACATCAGACACTACGGTGACAGATACGATATGTGCCAAGACATGCGGTCGTGGGTAGCTGAGAGAAATAGATTAATCCAGGACTTACTCAAAGCAAAAAAGCAAATTGATCGCAATCGTATCGCTAAACGTCTGGATCGTGCGCAGAAAAACATCAGTGACATTATCACAAAAGTGACAGGCGACTTATGGCAAGGCAGTGATCAAGTCATTGCTGAGCAGTGTTTTTTAAAAGTATTAGAGGAGATGCAAAAATGAACATTGAAGAAGCGAAAAGAGCGATAAGAGAACTAGACGCAAGCGCTCAAGAGCCTAGTCTGACCGACATTGATGTCGGTCAGTTGAGCAATTAAATTCCCACGCAAGCGCTCAAGAGCCTGCGATGGCTCTGTGGGTCTACGAGCTGGAATACTCGTTAAACTTACCCTAGATCTTTCTGTAAGTATTCAGCTGCGTAGCGTGGGATAATCGTTACGTAGTTATAGAGCGAAATTTTTAGAAAGGGAAATATCCTCCTTTTTTCATAAAAATCTAAAGTCTGTTATCGCTCACAGATGATTATCCAAGGCGTCGCTAATGCTTTAACACGACATCGTGCGCCTGTGTCAAAAATAAAAAACGAAAGAGAGGGCTTTTCT